ATAATGCCACACTTTGAATTGTATGTAATGTTGGCTGTCTGGCTTGCACTTGTTGCTATGGTCTTGCTCTCAACAGAAAGAAAGCCATTGATGCCATCTGGGTCTTCACCAACGATGCTTGCAATCTTTCCGGCATACTCATCAAGAGCAACGTCTCCAACTTCTACGCCCTTATTTTCAATCGCAGTTTTTATTGCAGCCTTGCTGTCAAGAATGGCTTGTAGTTTTTGTGCAGTTGTTCCCATATCAAATTACTTCCCCATTTATGTTGTCAAGAATTGAATTGATGTCGCCGACGATAGGCGCAAAGGCATCGTATAAGTCCACACTCTGAGTTACGCCAGCATTATTCTTGACTGACACAACAGTTCCAGACAGATTAATGTCAGCCGTAGAAGCAGAACCCTGCGGCCCTTGCGGACCCTGCGGCCCAGTCTCGCCCTGCGGGCCTTGCGGCCCTGTTGCACCTGTTGCGCCAGTCGCTCCTTGTGGACCAGTCGCACCGGTGTCACCTTTTGGGCCTTGCTCACCTTGTGGACCTTGTGGACCTTGAACTCCCTGATAACCTCTCGGCCCAATAGGCCCTCGAATACCTTGCGGACCTTGTTCGCCTTGCGGACCAGTAATGTCTCTTGGCTCAGGATTGGGCAAACCGCCATCATTAGTCCAGGATATGATGCCATCCTTCGAGACAGAAGGAATAAATGTCACGCCATCGCCGCCAGACAAAACTATCTTAGCAGCCATGTTGTATGTGTCATCGAGCAATACACAGCCATCTGGAATGTTCGCCTTTTCGGTTGTCTCGACAATTTGAAAAACATTCCAGTTAGCCCAACGCCATGCTTCATCATCATAAGTGCCAGCCATCTGAAAACCATAGATGCCGAGGGCATCTGTTCCAGCAAACTCCACAAGGATGGTAGTTCCTTCGAGGATTGTGTATGCCTTTGTGGTGAGCGTGCCGTTTTTATAGAGTTTCAGCTCCGCTTCATCTACGGAAAAAGACTCCACTCTCCTGCCTCCTGTAGTGTAGGCCTCGACAGCAATCTTCAACTTGAATGCGTTGCCGCGAACAATGCGCAACAGTGTTGTATTTTTGCAATTCATATCTTTATATTTATTTAATTACAACCACATTCGTCTGACAACTTCATATATGGCTTCAATTTGAAGTCCACGGCGTATGGTACCTGGTAGAGGTTCTGCGAGCTCACGGGGCCGCGTTCCTTGTAGCTAATATCCACGAGTATCAGGCTCGCATGGACGAGCGGAGTTGGCACCTTGCCGTATTTCTCCAATACATCATCGTAGCTCCTTCGTATGATGTCGAGCACCGAGTCCTCTGCACTCTCGCCGTACATCTCCAGTATGTTGTCTTCGAGAGTGAAGCTCGGGTCGATGCGCAGCTGTGCCTTAATTTTGTCTAAAGTCAACCATTTCATATCTTAATTTTGTTTGTTCTTTTCTTATCGGCTACAAGTCGGTCAAAGGTTTACCAAACAAAAAAGGCCCGCTTCACAGCGAGCCTTTCAACAATAAAAAAATTGCACAAAATAAAAAAACCTAATTACAAAACAAAAACTATTTTTTTAATAAGTTGTCGATTACTTGATGTCGGTTCTTGCCCTGGGCGTTGAACGATACATGCACCCAATACGCGCCTTTCGCGTTATGCTCCCAGATGAGTTGATCGAACGGAAGGTTGCGCCTGATATACTCGAACCATTTCAAGCCTTTTGTCTTGTCGCCGTCGATGCAGAGGTCGGCTGCTTGGCCGGTGAGGTGCTGACTGTTATAGACGCCACCTACGGCGGTGTTCAATGCCCTGCATCGGTAGCCGCTCCCGATCTTGACTTCTTTTCCCCACCATTTCCTGAGAGGTTCAAGCACCGAGATGCAAAGAGCCGTGATGTTCACGACGGCTTGCTGAGTCGGTGTGTTTGCGATGCCTTTGGCTTTAGCTGTCGCGCTTGCGGTGAACTCCTCCAGGCAGAAGTGTGATGTGATTTGTGTCATGCTTCTTTCTTTTTTGTTTGTTTCTTTGGTTTCTCAGCAGAAGGGGCCGCTGATATTGCCACGGGCTTTCTTAGCTTGCAACCAAGCACGCCACAGAGAAAAGGGCGCATCATGTCAATTTCTCTTCGATTCTCGCTGACTTGCTCTTGCAATTCCCTGACGAGTGTTTCGGTTTTATCTATGCGTTCACGCAGTTCGTTGCGGTCTTGCCGGAAGTGGTCGCGGTCTTCTCGCAGTTCTGTGATGATGCGGTTCTTGTCAGTCACCTCTTCCTCTTTGTCTTTCAGCATTTGTTGGTAGGTGTCTTGCACGGCTTGGGCCATGTTCACTTCTTCTGTCTGGGCTTCAGCCTTCATCTTGCGACGTTGCCATTTCCAAGCCACAAAACCGCCGACGCTTCCGCTCAGGAACAGTCCGGCAATGTTAATCAGTGTATCGAATGAGATTTCCATTTTTATATATAAGTATTTCTATATATCACGCATTTTGTCGCGGTGGGTTTACCTTACGGATGGAAAAACTTCCACAGCTTCCATGCTTTCCATATTATCCACATAAGCATCAAGCCGAGTGCGATGCCGCCGATGCGCTGCAAGGCTTTCTGCCACCATCTGAGTTCTCGAGGCACCTTGACTTCGACAGGGTAGGGGTCGGGGATGGTGTCGTGTGTGGCGATGTAGGTCGTGTCGTGGACTGCGCGGTCAACATATTTCGTGTGCCACTCAGTTATCTTCATCAATACGGTGTCGCCACGCTGCTGCTCGCTGACATGCGTCGAGTCCTTCATGTAGATACTGTCGCGCTGATGCTTTGTGATGTAGGTCGTGTCCGTCCTGACGGTCTCCACGATTACTGTCCTCGTCTTGCATCCTGCAAATAGCAGCAGAAGTAAAAGCAGAGCCACCCAAAATGCGACAGCAGACAGGCAACCTTTCAAGACGCCGCCCATTAGTTCCATGTCGTATTCTTCGCGTTGTCGTTTGTTCATAGTAGTAATGTTAAGAAATCCGCCAGTTTCTCGGCGGTACCGCGTTGCACGGCCATACCCCGCTTCGACTTAGCGGCAGACATGATAGAAAAATCTATTCCTCCCTCCTCGGGCATTTATTCGGATGAAAGTCGGTCAAAGGTTTACTCTTCATCATTATTTCTTCGTTTTTGTTTGTTGTACTGTTTGTTTTTTGCTCGCTGCTCGTGGCGAAGGCTGCTTTCTGTATCAGTCGGAACCCAACGTCCATACCATCGCACAGGTTGATGCGAAATGTGCCATCCGCAGCACGCTCGGCAATAGTATGCGCGAAGTGTCTCACCACCATATTCGAGCTCGTCCTTGTTCCACTTGATGAAGTTGATGGCTTTCTTTCGAGTCTTGAACAGCATCTTAAGCCGCCAACAGTCTGGGCACCAGACGCGGTTCCTCGTCGGTTTCATAGTTCCTCAAATTCCTTTTCAAGTTCTGCAATTTCGCTTTTGTACTTTTCGAGAACGACTTTTGTGATTTTGCACAAAGCAACTCCTCCGCCTGCTTTTTCAATTAGTTTTTTGGCGAGATGAATCGCAAATTCTTCACTTCCATATCTCTGGACATCATTACGAGCATCTTCGAGTGCTCGCATTTCCTGTTCGAGATACATGATTTGTTGCTTGATTTTGTAAGCGTGTTGAAAATTCTCCTCTTTCATAGTTCCTCCTTTTTTACTGTTGTATTCTTCCCTCTGACAAATCGAAGCAATAGAAGGCATCGATGAGCGCGTGGACGTTATCAATTTTTTCGTTTGGTGCGGCTTTGAGCAGCTTGCGCAGTTCGTGAACCTCCTCGACACGACAGTTCCCGAATTGCCACGGCCACATCGGGTTGTTTGAAAATTGAAGCCACGGCTCGCCGTTCTGGATGTAATACTCCACTTCGCCTATCAATCCGTTAAACACCATGAAGGTCTGAGGCACCGGCACGACCATCTGCTTGATGACTTCGGCACCCAGTCCGAGCGTCTGAAGCCATGCCTTAATGGTGTTGATGGGTAACTTGCTTTGAGCTGGGTCGTAGCCGAAGGCGTAGAGGTTCACGCCGTACTTGCCTTTCTCCATGAGTGCGTTGATGGGAAGGTTCGGGTCGAACACTTCGCCTGGGCATACCTTCAGCCATCCTTGCTCTATCCACTTCTCGTATAGCGGTCGGTTCGGAGTGGTCTCGAGCGTCTTCTCCACAATCCACGCCTCCATGTCTGCAAAGAAGCGGCCAACTGGGTCTTTCGTCTTGTAGTTGATGCTGACGTATGTGATGGCAAAGAGGTCATCGCCGCTGCTGAAGTCGAGCCCGACGAATGTCTGCCAGCCGTCCTGATACTTGCAGTCCGTCACCCGTCTATCTTGCTGAAGCGGTCGTATTTTGTCACCACTTAGCCACGAGGTAATTCTCGCGCTCTGCCACATATTGAAGTCCTTCGTCAGCACCTCCTGCTTGGTGTCCTCGGTGCCCGTGGCGGCTTCGTGCAGTCGCTCTCTATAATATGTCGG